AAGAACACCAGCCAACTAGCTGGAATGAACAGATTGACCAGCTTCTTAAAGATGGACATATCACAAGTCTTCAGGCTGAAGCGGAAAAAATTAGCTACAGCTAAGCAAAAAAATATCATCACCTTGTTTAACAATCTCTTTTCCAGCGGTTTTCATCTGGTGGAGACCATCTCCTTTTTAGATAGGAGTGCCTTGTTGGACAAGCAGTGTGTGACCCAGATGCGTACAGGTTTGTCTCAGGGGAAATCATTCTCAGAAATGATGGAAAGTTTGGGCTTTTCAAGTGCCATTGTCACTCAGTTATCCCTAGCTGAAGTTCATGGGAATCTTCACCTAAGTTTGGGAAAGATAGAAGAATATTTAGACAATCTGGCAAAGGTAAAGAAAAAACTAATTGAAGTAGCGACCTATCCCTTGATTTTGCTGGGATTTCTTCTCTTAATCATGCTGGGGCTACGTAACTACCTACTACCACAACTGGATGGTAGTAATATTGCCACCCAAATTATTGGCAATCTGCCACAAATCTTTCTAGGAATGGTAGGGTTTGTTTCCATACTTGCCCTTTTAGCACTGACTTTTTATAAAAGAAGTTCTAAGATGCGTATCTTTTCTATCCTAGCACGCATTCCTTTTCTTGGAATCTTTGTGCAGACCTATTTGACAGCCTATTATGCGCGTGAGTGGGGGAATATGATTTCGCAGGGGATGGAGCTGACGCAGATTTTTCAAATGATGCAGGAGCAAGGTTCCCAGCTCTTTAAAGAAATCGGTCAAGACCTGGCTCAAGCCCTGCAAAATGGGCGAGAATTTTCTCAGACGATAGGAATCTATCCTTTCTTTAAGAAGGAGTTGAGTCTTATTATCGAGTATGGGGAAGTTAAGTCCAAGCTGGGTAGTGAGTTGGAAATCTATGCTGAAAAAACTTGGGAAGCCTTTTTTACTCGAGTTAACCGCACCATGAATCTGGTGCAGCCACTGGTCTTTATCTTTGTGGCACTGATTATCGTTTTACTTTATGCGGCAATGCTGATGCCCATGTATCAAAATATGGAGGTAAATTTTTAACATGAAAAAAATGATAACATTCTTGAAAAAAGCTAAGGTTAAAGCTTTCACACTTGTGGAAATGTAGGTTACTAAAATTATTTATATTTTCCAATTGATAACAATGTCCTCAGCTGTCACCTTAACCTTGTTTATAAATGATCGAACTACTACCTTTTGTTCCTCATAGTTCATAGTCAGTATATCTCTTTGATTGAGAATATTTATCATCCCTTTTTTTCTATCTTTTTGTTTAAGTGCTGGATCGTTTCCTAGTTTAGTCTCTAGAGATGCTCTCATGCTGGTAAATTCAGCTGATTTAGTCTGTAATTCCTCCAGCGTGATACGGTCGTCTATGTAGAGATCGTTTAATCTGCCGAGCTTTTTAGATAACTCATCTATTTGTTTTTGATAGCTGTCACGGTCTATGGTTTCTGTATTGTCTTCTGAAAAAATTTGCTCCAGGTAATTAGTATCATTTTGTAACTTGCTGATTTCTGTCAATACATAGGTCTCTAAGTCATCTTTGTAATAAAATCCTGAGTCACATTTTTTGTTATCGTTGTAAGTGGTAATACCTCTCAGTGTTCTTGGGTGTCTTTGGTGGCATTGGTATTTCTTAAGCCTACTTCCATCCTTTCTCTTTACGCCTAGCATGATTTTTAATGGCGCACCACAGTAGCCGCATTGTCCAATACCAGAAAGGATGTACTTAGCTTGGAATGGCCTAGGATTGACATTCTCTGCTGCTGTCCGTTGTCTTATTTTGAGCTCGTTTTGAGTTTTATCGTAGTCCTCTTTCGATATAATCGATTCATGGTTACCTTTGTAGGTTTCACCTAGATATTGATTGTAACCGCAGTAAACAGGGTTGTCTAAGATGTTCCTAACAGCTCTATAATTCCAAGCAATTTCTTTAGGAAATTTCTCATTTAAGTCATCCCTTAACTTTGTAATTGACCTACCTGCTAGGTAGCTTTTAAATATAAACTTAACAGCTAGCGCTTGAGCTGGATTGATAGTCACAGTTCCAGTTTCTTTGTGATAATTGTATCCGTAAGATGTTTTAGCCCACATCATAGACTTACCAGATTTTGCCCGTCCCAACTTTCCTAACTGCATACGTTCCTTAATTTGCTCTCTTTCCAGCTGAGCGAAGACACTCAAGAGCCCAATCATAGCTTTACCAAAAGGAGTAGAGGTATCAAAATTTTCCTGTAGGCTTAAAAATGCTATATTATTCTTTATGAAAATATCTTCAATCAGATAAAGGGTGTCTTTTTGACTACGGCTCAGACGGTCTAGCTTATAGACTAGGATGGTATCGAACTTCTTATTTTTGGCATCTTTTATCAATCTCTCAATAGCTGGGCGGTTTGTATTGGACCCTGAGAAACCTCCATCAGTGTACACGTCGTACACGCTCCAGTCTTTGATTTTACAGTAAGCCTCTAACTTGTCTCTTTGCTCCTCGATTGAGTAGCCCTCTTCTGCCTGAGATGTGGTAGACACCCTAACATAGATTGCGACTTTATTTGTAGTTATCATTGATTTTCACCTCATTTCTTGATAAAATGGGTACAAGAAAAAGAGCTTTTTAATGCTTTTTTTCTTGTACTGAAGTTCCTCACGCTCAGACTCGCCAAAGTTTGAGAGCGTGAGGATTTTTTTGTTTTTAAAAAGGGAAGCAACGGTTAAGTTACTTCCCCTGGCACGCTAAGGTGCAAAGTCTAAAATTATGAGGGCTTGCCTCTAAGTAACTTAATTATAGTTCAATTTATAAATGCTGTCAACAATCTACTCAAATCCTTTGAAACTCTCTAAAATTTTATCTTTTGAGTCTGTAGCATTGAGCACTAAAACAACATAATTCCCGTAGATATAAGCAGGATGTCCGATTAACTCTTTTTCTTTCTTAGCTTCTTTAAACATTGGGTTTTTATCGTAGTATTCGTAAACCTCTACAGCAGTATCATCTTCTAAGATAAACCCTTTCCCTGATTCGGCTTGAATAAGACTAGCTTCTTTTGAGATTTCTTCTTTGATAGTGAAGCCGTTGCTTTCTAGTGCTTTTTTAAAATCGTCTAAGCTAGTAGCCTTTTTAGAAGCAGGTTTGTCATTTGCTTTAGTTTGCTCCGTTTTTGGTTGCTCCGAGCTATCTTTGGTAGCCGATTGATTGTTAGTGCAGGCTACTAGAACAGTAGCAGTAAGCAAGATAGCTGACGTAGTGAGTAGTTTTTTCATGGGTATTCTCCTTTATTTCCGTTTTTTATATGCCAACTATTTCCAAAAAGGAAACAGTTGATTTTATTCCCCTCTATACACCCCGACAACTGCATAAATCTTGATGTGTGTGTCTTCGGCTGGTGGGAAGTCTAGGATGATGTCTTCATACTTGTCATTGAGCGATACTAGGCGTAAGCGTCCGTTTTCGGTATATATCTTCTTGAAGTAAGAACGGTCTCCGTATGCGATAACTGCCAAATCTCCGTTGTAGGTAGTCAGTCCTTTGTCTACTAAATAGAGAATGTCTCCGTCTTGATAGTCAGGCTGCATGGAATCTCCGCTTACCTTGGTAGCAATATCGTGGCGTGGTGGTTGCTCGTCAACCTCTATAGTCTCTCTGTCTGTATCGTCGTAACCAAATCCATAGTTGAATCCGCTAGCTGCAGCCGTCTCAGATACAACCTCAACTTGGTACAAGTCGATAACTTTCTCCGATACTTCATTTATCTTCGCTTTTCTTCGTTTCTCTTGTTCGTCACGTAATTTTTCAGCGTATGTGATAACTTTTCTTTGTCCAGGTGGTGCTAGTTGGTCGTAGATGGATTGGATTGGGGAAGTGGGAGAGATAGGGTTATTCCATGATTCTTCCACGACAGAGTAAATCACAGGATTAGCAGTAACAAATCTCGGATCTAGAGTAGATTTTGGAACTCCAAAAAAATCTGCAATTTTTTGAACATTCCCCGGGATCGGCAAAGAAGTTCCTTTTACATATCCTGTCAATGTGCTAGGCGGTATTCCTGTCGCTCGAGACAGCTCAGCTTGTTTGCAATTCCTATCAGATAAAATTGAGTTAAGATTTGCAGAAAAGACTTTCATATCCTTTTTATCTTGAGGAGTTAATTTTCCTCGTCCTCTTGCCATATTTTTCCCTCCGATCTTCTTTACTATATGATACCGTTTATTTTCGATTTTGTAAATAAAAAATTCGAAAAAATTACGAAAAAATTCGAAAAAACTATTGACTTACGATTTAAATCGTAGTATAATATAATCAAGCTTAAGGAAATAACAAAACAAACCGGAGAAAAAACATGACTAAAGAATTTACAACACAAGAACAAATCGCACTAGCAAAAGAAATCTTACAAGTTAAGAATCGCAGAGAGCGCTCATTGAAACTTGGAGAAATCCTAGATCGTGAAAAACTATCATCAGATGATATGTACGCATTGTACAATACACTGCTAACAGCTATTAGAGTTTACGGAGACGTTACAGGATTTGACGACAAAGATTTTCAAGAAATGGCTCTTACAATCTTAGTTTTTGAAAAGGTTGAAGAAGCTAAACAAGCTAGGGTAGCGTAGAGAGGTGCGATTCCTCTCCTAGCTGTTGCTCACGGAGCAAAAAAAAGAGAAAGGAGTAGAAAGATGAATGAACTCAAAACCCCCTCAACGAAGTAAGGGGGTAGGAAGAACTTGAGGAATAAAAAAGTCTTGGCCTACTTTACACTAGGTCAAGACCTGCACACTTTGATAAGGTTTCACAGTCGGTGTAAAGCGACTGGTTGAAACTTCGCTGGTCATGCGTCCAGCACTGCAATCAACGTGGTTTGGCTAGTCTTTGAGTGCCGCTCGGTAGTTGTCTGTCAGTCCCGCTATAAGCAGAGCTGCAGTCCCTCTTATAGTCAGCGACAGGCTCCGTGCAGTCACACTCGCAGTAAAAACGTGTTGGTTATCTAGCCAAACTGAATCACTGAACCACAGTCCCCTTCAAAAATTTTGCCAATTTGCATCAGCTCCTTTCTTGTAAAGGATAACATAACTATATAATATTTTTTAAGAAGTTACATCGGTCTTAAGACCGATTTTTGGAGACGGTCATGGAAGATAAGATTATCGAACTTGCTGATTACTTCATCAGCGAATCTAAAACGTACAGAGAAGCAAAGATAGCGTGTGAGAAGCTATTGAAACAAGTTAGCCATGAGATAGAACTCAGGGCGATGGAAAGTAAGACAAGGGGAACGATAATGGAACAGCCGCATGTTAATGTTGATATTTCTGGTATGGAAAAATTAGCAGAAGTAACTCAAACAGCAGCAGAAGGAATACAAGAATTGATTGCACTAAGAAAAGAATGCGAATTTTTGAGGGAAATGTTGATTGATGAACGGAAGTTCTTTATTGAGACAATGAAGTACCATTTTATTCAAGAGTATCGTTCAACAATTGCTAGCAATCGAGAGCATAAAAAAGAGTTGCAGGAAGCAACTCAGTCAAATTAGCCGTTATGTTCGGTTGGCATGCAAAAGTAGCAACCGTCAAACTGCTTGTAGGGTTCGGTTTGCCTAGCATATTCCATGGCTTGAAAATTGTAGTCGAATTTTCCTAGATACGTGGAATGAATTGTATCAGGTAGATACTTACAAGAAAGTTTATGTACTTCGTGATTATTGTTAGTATCAACGCGATCGTTATACCAATAATGAGTCATAACATTACCTCCTTTCTATTGGAATTTTGACTAAAACGTGAGAGGTCTTAGTCAAGAATGATTATAACATAGATAGCAGAAAAACACAACATATTGTAATTAAATATATTTGTTTAACAACATATAGTGTTTTGGAGGTGTGGAATGTGGGAACAACTAAACAGAATTATGCAGGAAAGAAATTTGAACGGACATCAGTTATCTAAGATGGCTGACGTTAATAGAAGTTTCTTTTCCGACTTGAAAAGTGGAAAGGTAAAATACCTTTCATGGCCTAATATATGCAAAATTGCTGATGCGTTGGAAATCAGCATTGATGAATTAAGATAAGGAGGTAGGAATGTGCCGAAAATGACATTGAGAGCAATAAGAACAAATTATAACTTATCTGCCAAAGAAGTTGCTGATAAAATTAACATTCATCAACAAACATTGTTAAAATATGAGCATGACAGTTCAAAAATTCCAATGGATCTTTTAGACAAACTTGCTCGACTATACAATGTCGATAAGGATTTTATTTTTTTAGGCAAAAAATACGAATTAAATCATAGTTTAGGAGAGGTATGAATGAACAATATTTCACAGAGATAGACATGGATAATCACGAAAGATACTTTAAAATTCCGTATCGGCTGATAGAAGATGATTATTTTTCAGATTTAGACCCACTGGCTGTTATGGTTTATGGTATTTTGACCGATCGTATTTCATTATCTCGAAAAAACAAGCAACATTTTACTGACAGAGATGGATATTTGTATGTTGTAGCTACTAACGAGGAAATTGGTAAGTGGATAAAAAAAAGCGAGCCGGTTGTAATCAAGTTAAAAAGACAACTGATAGAGCATGGCCTGTTGAAAGAAAAAAGGCAGGGCGTTAGATTAGCGAACTTACTATATCCTCAAAAAATCAGAACTAAAGAAACTTTAGTTCAAGAACTTAAAAATATTAAGGGGAGAACTAAAGAAACTTTAGTTCAAGAACTTAAAAATATTAAGTCTAACCAACCTGATAATAACCATCCTTATATAACCAACCTGAGTGAACCAGAGGGTGCTGGTGCTAATACTCTATATAGTATAGAGGACGCACCCGCAGAAAACGACTTGGGAATTGTTCATGATTGGATTTTGTCTGAGTTTGGTCGATACCCGACACCGTTTGAAATCGAGGACTTGAAGGCGTTCTTGCAAGACCATAACAAAGAGGTTATCAAGTTAGCCATCAAGGAATGTGTGGGCAATGGTAAGCCTTACTTCAAATATCTTGAAAGCATTTTGAGAGACTGGAAACAGAAAGGTTTAACAACTGTTGAACTGGTAGAGAATAGACAGAAGCCCGCTCGGTCAAGTGCTAAGTCAAACGGTCGCTTGAGGTTGTCAGATGATGGTTTTGATCCACGGCTTGGATTTTAGGGGGTGCGCATGCAAGTAGTATCAAGCAAAGAATTGCAAGAAAGAGCCTTGCAGGTTGAGACGTTGAAGCAACAATGTCCAAAACACGAAGGGGTCTATATATGGCGGTCGGTCAACCCTTGCACTCGTAACACGCTGACCTATTGTCCTGAATGTGTTCAAGAAACCATCAACCAGAACGCAAGCGAGCAGTTAGCTATTGCGGAAGCTCAAATCAGAGATACGAGGTCTTATTCTCTCTTCATGAAAGAGAGCATCATCCCAAACGATTTGAAAAATGCGACTGTTGGGAATTTTGAAATCCACACAGAGCAGGATGCTGAAGCAGTCAACTTCGCTAAGCGTGTCACGGCTGACTATGTGAAAGAACGTTACGAAGGAAATACAATCATCTCTGGACCGCCTGGAGTTGGCAAGAGCCATCTGGCAGTCGGGATAGCGAAGACCTTAAACGAGAGCTTTCAAATGCTTCAAGTACGCAAGTCGGTCGTGTATATGCCGTCGATGGAGTTGTTCTCTCGAATGCAAGAGGCTTTTCAGTACAAGGACTCAAAATGGGAACAGCGCTCAGTCGTGAAATTCCTGCAAAACGTTGACTTCTTGATTTTGGACGACCTAGGCAAAGAGTCGAGTGTTGGGAATGAAATCCGGCAAGGCAATAACTGGATGCAAAAAGTCCTGTATCAAATACTTGAAAACAGGACGAATACAATTATCACAACTAATTTTGAGGGCAAGCACCTCAAAGAACTTTACGAGCAGAGTCTCGTTGACAGAATAACGAAAGGAAATATGAAGACGAATGCCTTTAAGTTCAGCAAAGACACAGCTTCGAGACGCTCCTTGTCAGCAACTGACTACTGAGGAACGCAAGCAGGCTATTGAACAGTTTGAAAACCAATTTTACGGACTATCAACCCTGCTTAAAGAGAGGTTGCTGATTACGACAGACGAACGGTTCATTAATAAGATGAACGAGCTGACGTATTATGCGACGAATGGAAGTGTCTATACGACATAAAATAAAAAAAGCACCTGACGGTAATCAGGCGCTCAACAAAATTATTCAAGGAAATTATAACATGAAAAATAAAAAAGAGCAATGGAAACCAAGAATTGTAA